TCGTCGAGACCTCGACGTAGGGCAGGTCTTCGCCGACGAGGCTGAGGAGCCCGGCTTCCGCCGAAATGATGACGGGGTTCGGCAGGGTGCGGATGAGGGTGGTCTTCCCCGCTCCGGCAGCGCCGAAGACGAGGAGCTTGACGCCGTTCGCGTGCGCGTTCGACGTGCGTTTGACTGAGATGGCCATGGTGTCTTTCTCCGACGGGTCCGGTGATTCGGGTTGGTCGGGGTGCGCGGGCGGAGCATCGAGCCCCGCTTCTCCCTCATGGGCCGCGCTAGTTGGTCAGAATGCAGACGCGGCCCGTGCGTTCGCCAGCTCTGCGTCTGAGCACTCATACTCGCAGGCGTCCCACATCAGTCCGCATTCGGTGCACAAGTAAGTCGCATCAGCGCCACGATGCCCGTTCGACTCTGGCTTCTGCGCATCGCAGTCAGGGCAGCGCCAGCCGTTGAATGCTGCGTTGTCGCGGATGATGTTGCTGAGCTTGCGCATGTTTGTCTCGTTCTTCGCCTCGGTCGGGTGATTCCGTTTGAGCGATGAAGAGACCTTACGTCATGCATCACGAACGCGCAACGAAAAAACGCATCGGTGCGCTTTTTCTTTTTTCTTGCGCTTCGTTTTCGCGCGCTGGTACGATGTTCGCGCCATGCTCACACTCACCGAAATCCGCACCGCGCTTGCCGACCGACGGCTGAACGTCGTCGCGAAAGCAACCGGCATCCACGTCACGACGATCGCGCGCATCCGCGATGGCGTCTCGCTCGATCCGAAGAGCTCCGTCGTCGCTGCGCTCTCGGCGTACCTCGAGGCCCGCAAGTGACCCGCCTCGAAGCAGCCCTGGCCTACGCCTCGTGGGGCTGGCCCGTCCTCCCCATCGTCCCGAACGGGAAGCTGCCAGCGACGGCGCACGGGGTTCACGACGCATCGACCGACCCCGAGCAGATTCGCAAGTGGTTCGAGGGCCGCGACGACCTGAACCTCGCCATCGCTGCTGGAGCTCGAAGCGGCCTCGTCGTCTTCGACATCGACCCGCGCAACGGTGGCGACGACTCCTTCGCTGAGTGGACAACGAAGCACGGCGCGCTCGAGGCCGGGGCGCTCCAGCTCACCGCAGGCGGCGGGCAGCACTTTCTCGCCGTGCACGACCAGTCGATCCGAAGCTGCAAGCTCGTCGACGGTGTCGACCTGCTCGCCGACGGGCGCTACTTCCTCGCGTTCCCGAGCACCATCGAAGGGCGCGAATACCGCTGGGAGGTGTCGAGCGACCCCTTCGACGGCGTGGCCCCCGCGAGCGTCCCCGAGGCGTGGCGCGCAGCGATGACGCCCACTCGAGCGCCGAAGCCCGTCGTCGGAGCGGAGCTCATCACCGGCAACCGCAACGCAGGGCTCGCAGCTCTCGCGGGGGCGATGCGTCACCACGGCATGACGCGCGCGGAGATTCTCGCGGCCCTCGTCGTCGCGAACGAGGAGCGGTGCGAGATGCCGCTTCCCGCCTCCGAGGTTCGTCAGATTGCCGAGTCCATCGGGCGCTACGAGCCCGAGCACGACACCGCCGCAAACGCTGCGATGGCAGACGATGCCGTTGCCGACCTGCTCGCGAAGGTCGAGGCGCAGCGGACCTCGGAATACTTCCTCACCCGCGCGACGGCGTTCCTCTCCGAACCCGCGCCGCTTCGCTGGCTGGTCAAGGGATGGGTGCCGGAATCCGGTGTCACGATGGTCTTCGGCGAGTCGGGCGCGGGCAAGACCTTCATCACGCTCGACATGGCGTGTCGCATCGCGACCGGCCTCGACTGGCACGGGCAGCGGGCGAAGCGGGGCGTCGTCGTCTACCTATGCGGCGAGGGCAACTTCGGATTCAGGCAGCGCGTCGCAGCGTGGGCGAAGCTGCACGGGCGAACGGACCTCGACCTGCTGCTCGTGTCGAACAAGGCCCTCGACCTCGACGGCCCCAACGCTGCGGCGCAGATCCTCTCCGCGGTGCGCGAGCTCACCGATGGCGATGTCGAGGCCGTCTTCGTCGACACGGTGAACAACCACATGGCAGGCGACGAGAACTCGGCGCGCGACGTGCGCAACATGTTCGGAGCCTGCAACGTGGTCGCGTCGGCTCTGAACGCGACGGTAATACTGAATCATCACACCGGGCACAACGTCGATGCGAAGGGGCGCGCGCGTGGGAGCTCCGCGTGGAAGGCGTCGCTCGATGCGTCGATCCTCATCGCGAAGGGCAACGACGGGACCATCGAAGTCAGCTGCACGAAGATGAAGGACGCGGAGCCCCCGGCGGCGTTCGTCGGGCGACTCGACTCGGTGGCCCTTGGCTGGACCGACGAGGACGGCGAAAAGGTCAAGGGAGCGGTATTCGTGCGCCGCGAGGGCGAGGTCGTTGCGAAAGCAAGCGCGAAGAAGCCGAGCAAGGTCGACGAAGCACGCCAGAAGTTCGAGCGCGCCTGGGCCTTCGGCGGGATGGAGATGCGGGGCGATCGCCCCTACGTCAGCCGCTCCGCGCTGAAGACCTGGATGGTCGAGAACTGCGCGTTCTCGGACCGCACCGTGCGGAACCAGCTCGACCCGAGTCGGGACGACGGGATCATCTCGCGCCTCATCGCCGCCGGGTGCATCACCGCTCACGAGCACGGGTGGCTCGTCGCCGACGACCTCATGATGGTTGCCGCCATGGTCGGGAAGCTCAAGATGTGATGCCCCTATTGCCCCTATTGCCCCTTTCACGCCCCAGGGGCGATCGGGGGCAAGGCGTCGGGTCTGCCCCTCCCTGCCCCTCCTCCCCTTTAGGGGAGGGGCAATAGGGGCAACGATGCGGACGAGACTAGGGGAGTTTGACGCACATACGTTGCGCAGCGCGTTGGAGATACGAAGAAAGAAAAACGCACACCCGATGCTTTTTTAGTTTGCATGCCTCCCGATTCCGTTGCATAACGACTGCACACCACGGCGAGACCGCCGGAAACTGAGAGGAACGAATCATGAACATGACCGAAAAGGCCCGCATCGCTTACAAGGCAGCAATCGTCGCGTCCAAGAAGGCGAACGACCTTGCCTCCCACGAGGCCGCCGCGCTCGCTTGGGCCAACGTGGACAAAATTCTTCGCAAGGCGATTTGCGATCAGAACGGGGTCGAGGCCGCATGGCTGGCGGACACGGATGAAGCCGAGCGTGCCGACGCGGAAGACCGCCCGATGCGTAAGGCTCCGAACGCGCAGATGATCGAGGCAATGCGTGCGACCCTCGAGACGGTCCGCGAAAACAACTACCGCCACGCGATGGCGTACATCGCCGCAACCCGAGCGGCGGCGAACGTCTGAACACTAACCCCCGGCGGCTAACCCCCGCCGGGGCTTCACCCCTACCAAGGACACCCACGATGATCCGCCTCCGCGGCAACGCCGCCACCCTCGCCGACCTCCGCGGCCTCCTCGCCGTCACGACCGACCCCGAGCTCCGCGACCTCCTCGCCGCGTGCCTGCGGATGCGGGGTGTCGCGTGAGGCTCCCTCCACCCCGCCGCGGCATGGTCCGCGCCGCCATCCTCGAGGCGCTCGTCGTCACCGGCTCTCTCGCCGCGGTCGGGGCGTTCATCGGGGTGCTCGCCGCCCTCGGTGCCCCATGACCCCCGTGCTTCGCCCCAGGGGGCGCAAGGGAGGCTTTGACGACGCCGCCCTAGCTCGCCTCGCCCTGGTCGTCAAAACGGCGTCCTTGCCCCCTTCCCGTGCCACGGCGGCGGTTGTGCAGGAGGCGCTCGGGTGGGGCAGGTCGACGACGCACAAGGCGCTCGCCGAAGCCCGGCGCCGTGGGCTCGTCGAGAAGATGGGCTCGACGAAGGGGGCGTGGTATCGTGTCCCCACCCTGACACCAGGAGAAACACGTGAAGACTGAGCTCTGGCCGCTGGAGCGGCTTATCGACTACGCGCGCAACCCGCGCAAGAATGACCACGCCGTCGACCGGGTGGCCGCCGCCATCAAGGAGTTCGGATTCCGCGTTCCCATCGTGGCGAAGTCCGACGGGCTCGTCGTCGACGGGCATCTCAGGCTGAAGGCCGCGCGCAAGCTCGGGCTCGCCGAGGTGCCGGTCGTGCTCGCCGACGACCTCACCGACGCGCAGGTGAAGGCGTTCCGCATCTCGGTGAACCGCATGGCGGAGCTCGCAGAGTGGGACTCGGAGCTCCTCGCCCTCGAGCTCGGGGAGCTCGGGGAGCTTGGGTTCGATTTCGACCTCACCGGATTCAGCGAAGGCGAGATTGCTGCGCTGACGCTCGACGACGTGAAGCCGCCGACGAAAGAACAAGAATCGAGCACGAAAGAGATTGACCCGGACGACTTCACGCTTGGGCATCGTTGTCCGCGTTGCGGCTTTGAGTTCGACGATGAAAAGTAATCCGCACGCTTGGCTTTTGTCTGAGCTCAAAGACGTCCCGAAAAACGGCGTGAAGGTCATGTCGACTTTCGCGTGCGGAGGTGGCTCGACGATGGGCTACAAGCGCGCGGGCTGCGAAGTCATCGCGGCAAACGACATCGATCCTGAAATGGCGTGGCACTACAAGCGGAACCATGCGCCGAAGCATTATTTCCTCTGCCCGATTCGCGATTTGCTCACGGCTGAACTTCCGCAAGAGCTCTTTGAGCTCGACATTCTCGACGGCTCGCCGCCGTGCTCGACGTTCAGCATGGCCGGCAGTCGGGAAGACGCTTGGGGAAAGGAAAAGCACTTCCGCGAAGGACAGGCGAAGCAGGTGCTTTCCGATCTATTCTTTGACTGGATCGCGCTTGTCGAACGGCTGAAGCCGAAGGTCGCGATTGCGGAGAACGTGAAGGGGATGCTCATCGGAAACGCGAAGGGCTACACGAAGATGGTCGTGCGCGAGCTCGAACGCATCGGTTACCGCGTGCAAGTCTTCCTCGTGAACGCGGCTGACTGCGGGGTGCCTCAACGCCGCGAGCGTGTTTTCTTTTGCGCTCTACGAAATGACATTGTCAAGCCTCCGCTCCAGCTTGCTCCCAAACACAAATGGATTTCAGCAGGAGAAGCGACCGCGGATTTGCAGGAACTGACTGAAGCAGAAAAAAAAGAAAAAACACAAAGCGAACGGGACTTAAAATGGTGGCATAAAACAAAGCCAGGTGACGCTTACAGCACCGCAATTGCACGAGAAGAAAATCGCGTGTCGTGTTTTAACACCATTCGATTAAATGAAAATTCGCCAGCTTCCACATTGCCGTCTGTATCAGATCAAATCATGCATTGGTCAGAATGTCGCAAATTAACCTACCGCGAATGGAAACGCCTCGGCTCTTTCCCCGATGATTACGTCGCGAAGACCGACAAGATCGGGAAGTACATGATCGGCATGAGCGTCCCGCCGAAGATGACGGAGGCCGTTGCGCGCGCGGTTTGCTCCCAGTGGCTCGGCGTGCAATATCAAAACGAGGCAATCTAATGGCCAACGGCAAAGCAGGACGCCCGGCGAAGGTGCTGACGGAGAAGCAGCGCGGCGAGATCGAGACGCTCGCGGCGTTCCTCTCCATTGAGCAGCTCGCGGACTACTTCGGCATTGGTCGCACGACGTTTTACGCTCTCGCGGAGAAAAACCCGGAGATTCTCGAACATTACAAAAGAGGGAAGTCGAAAGCGATCGCTCACATCGCCCAGGGTCTCATCCAAAAGGCGCGCGCGGGTGACACGGCCTCGGCGATCTTCTTCCTGAAGACGCAAGCGCGGTGGGCCGAGACGCAGAAGCACGAGCTGACGGGCGCTGACGGTGGCCCCGTCGAGGTCGCGCGCATCGAGCGAGTCGTCGTCGACGGGGCGAAGCGTGGCGGCGAAGAGTAACGGCTCGACGCTGCGCATCGAGACGCCGCGCTGGTTCGTGCCGCT